TGCGTCCAAGGCAGCACCGCTGCTCGACATTCGTGACAAGATTAAAGCATTTGTCGTCACGGCCAACGGGCTCGCTCAGGATGGGCTTTCTGTCAGCGACTTCACCGAGCTTGCCGTCGCCCTCATCAAAATCTGCATTGAGACGCTTGAGGCAATCCCGGCAGACGGCGAGCAGAAGCGAGAGTGGACGCTGGCCGCTGTGGCGATGCTTTACGACGAGGTGGCCGACAAGATCGTGCCTGTCTGGCTTTGGCCCATCTGGATGGTGCTGAGAGCCCCGATCAAACAACTGGTGCTAATGGCTGCCGCCGGTGCCTTAGAAGAACTGCTCCCGCTCGTGAGGCTTGCGAAATGACGACCCTTTTGATGCTGGCCGCTGCGGCTGGCGTGATGCTTTGGCCCTCCAAGAAACGCGGCACGCTTTCGCTGGCTGACCTACAGCTGCCAGAACTCGACGACGCCCCGGCTGCACCTGCACCCGCCGCACCCGTGACCTACCAGACGAGCATGATGCACCTGGCCGCAGTGCGGCAGAGGCTTGTTCACACGGGCGACCTCAATGCCGATGTTCGTTCTGCCTTTGAGATCCTGACGCTTGAACTCTTGAACGGAAGCGAAAGATGAACTTCGCTCGCTATGTCGTCGCGGCCGTGCTGGCTGCCGTTGCGGTTCTGTTGATGAACCACGACAAGCCCGTGCCGCCACAGCCCGAGCCCAATGGCCGGCTCCAACTGAAGGGCCTGTTTGTCGGGCCAACAGCTGCGGAAGACGCCATCGCCATTTCGTGTCTGTGCGCAGAGATCGCCGACGTCCTCTACTGGGACGGCTCACTCGACCGCCCAAGGCTTCGCACCGGGGTTGCGTTCGACGACTTGCGGGTGGCAGCCCGGGAAAGCCGGATGCGTGGCGTGAGCATTGGCTCGCGGCAGCCCCACGTTCGCGATGCGATCCACGAGTTTCTCGACGAGCAGGTTGGCACTCGTGGCGGCCCGGTGAATGACGAGCAGCGGCAGGCGTGGGTTGATGCCTACCGCGAAATAGCGAGGGCCGCACATGCTGCAACGAGATGAACACCTGCCCCGCTGGCGAATTGCTGGGGTGGCAGCACTGTTGGTGTTTCTGGCTTGGTGGGGCCGTCAGCCTGACCCGCAAGACAGCAACTTCGGCTACACGCCCGATCCGGCCGGCGTCCGTGAGTTTCTCGGGGAACTCGATCAACCGCTTTTCGCTGAAGCGGGAGCCGATGCGATCCAAAAGGCGAAGGGCGTCGACACCTTCCTCTATCGCTCCCTCTACAAGGCACACCAGCACCGCTACGGTAAGCCGTGGGTGGTCGGCAATCAGGGTATCGGTGACTGCGTCGCATGGGGTTGGTCGCACGGCGTCTATATCGCCCAATCAGTCGACTGGGATCTCGGCGGGCTGCCAGAGGCACCCGTCGAGCCTTGCCAGGAGAGCGTCTATGGCGGAAGCCGGGTAGAGGCGCGTGGCAAGCGTGAGGGCAGCGGCGGCTACTCCGACGGCAGCTACGGTGCCGCAGCTGCGAAATGGTGCCGAGATTGGGGCATCGTGTACCGTGAAGGCGACCTTCTTACCTACTCGGCAAGACGTAGCAAGGAATGGGGGAATTGGGGGAACGGTGGCAAAGGCGACGACGGCAAGCTCGACGCTGTTGCCAAGCGGCACCCGGCAAAGCATGTGGCACTCGTTCGCACCTTCGACGAAGCGGCAGCGGCGATTGAGTCAGGCTTTCCCGTGGTTGTCTGTTCAATGCAGGGCTTCACAAGTCGCCGCGATGAGGACGGATTCTGTCAGCCGCAGTCGCGGTGGGCTCACTGCATGTGCTTCTGCTCGGTGAGGCACGGCGACCGTCCCGGGCTGCTCTGCCTGAATAGCTGGGGGCCAAACTCGTGCGGTGGCCCGAAGTGGCCCGCCGACATGCCTGATGGCTCGTTCTGGGTCGATGCCGTTACGGCTGACCGAATGCTCTCTGCCGGCGACAGCTTCGCCGTTGGTTCAATTTCTGGTTTTAGTTTTCGTGACCTTCATCACGGCGGCTGGCTGATGCCTGCCCCCGAGGGATTAGTGAAAAAATGAAACGCACCACGCTGGCCGCTGGCCTCCTCTGCGTAGGCTTGGGCATGTACCTGTCGTCTGGCAGCGAACCTGCCCCCAATCCATTTGTACCCGACCCCAAACCATCCCGGCCGTTTTTGCAGCTGGTGGTGAGGCTGGCGAAAAACCTGCTCTGGCTCGCCCTCGTGGCAGAACCAGACCAGCCCGAGGAGGTGCAGATGGTACACGCACGGTGCGACGAAAACGGCGACGTGCTCCTCAATCATGGGCAGGGGTGGTGACATGTGGCGACGTGTGTTGGCACTGCTAGCGAGCATGGCGGCCGCAGACCCGGCGGTTGAGCAAAACGAACCCCCCCGGGCTGCCGCTGCGGTGGCTGTGGCCTATGCGGCCCAGGCACGGCGACTATCGCCTACTCCAGAACCAGCACCGGCACCGACTGACGAGTGCTGCAATCAGTGCAACGGAACCGGCAAGGTGAGGCAGCCAGACGGCCACGTCACCGACTGCCCCTGCCCTGACTCCTGCCCGTGCAAGTCTTCCGGCGAGCCGGCAGAGGATCTATCTGCCCCTGGCGGTGACTGCCCGACCGGCCGCTGCCGTGTGAAAACCCGTTGACGTTTTCGAGGCGTCGCCTGCTGCTGCTCATGCTCCGTGAAATCACCGAAGGAGATGGCCCGTGGGCGACGCCTCCAGAACGCCAACACTGAAGCAGCTGCGGGAGATTCTCCTCGCCGACGTCGGGAAAGCCGCAAAGGTGATGCCTGACGCTGCCAAGAGCGTTGTCGATTCCATGCTTGAGTGGTGGCCCTCGACGCATATGACGATCTTGGCAAAGTCGAAGACGATGGATGCTGGCATCGCTGCCAGCGACGCTATTGACGTGCTCAAGGCAAAATGCCGTGAAGACCTAGAATTTCATTGGGGAACTCACGCAAACGTCGGGCTCGCGCTAGACGCTCTCCTAGAGCCCGTGGCGATGTCATTGGCTGACTACTGGTTTGAGAGCGTCGACAATCGCAACACCGTCCGGGCTTGCATGAAAGAACTGCGAGACCGTCGGCAGTAAGCAGCAGATCGCGAAACCCGTCATCTTCTGTGCAGTCACACGGCAAACAGAGAACGACTAGGTGATGCGGCGGCGATCCTGGCACGGGCCATGTTTGCATATTTGGCGTCTAATTCTATACCAACGAAGTCACGCGCTAGCCGTTGGCAGGCTTGACCTGTAACACCAGAACCGGCGAAGCAATCGAGCACGGCTGCACCCGGTCGGGTGCTTGCCCTGACAATGTGCTCCATCATCGCCAGCGGCTTTTCGCAGGGGTGTTTTCCCTTGTAGTGCTGAACGGTCGGGAACGTCCAGACATCGGTATAGGGCACGTCTGCCGTAACTGAAAACGGGCGGCGTAGGTCTTCGTATTCGCGGCGTAGGTCTTCGTATTCGCGGCGTAGGAAGCCTTGTTTGGCGTTCTGTTCCCAGTTGCCGCGAAGGTGCAGCAACTCACGCATCGCGTGGTAATGCTGTCGCGTGGGGAGCTGCCATTGGCTGCGGCTGAAATAGTGCCTGGATGCCATGCCGCCAGCCGACGCACTAAAACCGCAAGCCACGTTTGCGGCGATTTTGCCAGCGGCGTTGAGCATCCCGGCGCGCTCAAACTCTCCCGCGATGTACGCCCGCAGAGGCTCAAACACGAAGCCACGCAACTCGTCGCACTTGGCGACATAGCCCGCCTCACCCTTGGCGATGTTGTCGGCCCCGTAGTGCTCGGCGAAAATGATCCGCTCAGTTTGGGGAAACCAGATTCGACAGCCCTCTTTGTGCTGCCTAGTGTGCATCCCGTTGCCGTTCTCGTCGCCTTTCTGCCAGACGATATGCGATAGCACAGAGAATCTTTCGGCGATCCTGCACTCCACCCTTGCCGCCATCTTGGACGAGGCGAAGCAGTAGAGCGAGCCGTTGGGCTTCAGTAGCCGCTGCCACTGCTCGCAAAGGTCGCCGATCCACGCCAGGAATTGCGTCGGCTTTTCCCACTGCCTGTCCCACGCCTCGCCCTTCACTTTGAAGTAGGGCGGATCGGTCACGATGGCGTCGAAGCTGTTATCAGCCATGCCGCGCATGACGGCCAGACAGTCGCCCTCTATGATTTCGCAAGTCATGCCGCCAGCATGGCGAGCACGTCATTGAAATCTGGAGGGGGTGTGCAGTCACACCTCTGGCCCGGTTGCGTCCATCTTCGGCAGCAGATCGAGAGCCGATGGCCCACGGCCGACGATTCTCGGGTCTAAATAGTGCATCTTGGCAAGCTCTCCGCTGTCGTGGTGGTCGAGCAACTCGTGAGCCTGTCCACCTGCTTTTTGGAAGGCTGAGGCGGCACATTTCCTGATACCGTGAAACCCGTGGTAGGAAATGCCTGCCCGCTGGCAGTGCCGCTGCATGTGCAAATACCGCGTGTTTGGCTTCTTGTCCCAGTTGAAGACTCTGTCGCCCGGCCGGCCACGGTGCATCGCGAGCAGTGCCGCGAGTTGGTCGTCTATGGGCCGGTCGACGTCCCGCGTCTGCTTTTTTCTCGTCTCGGCACGAAACCGCATCAGCCGCCCGTCGATGTCGACGTCTCCCCAGGTCAACGCAAACACCTCGCCGATCCGGCCGGCTGTCTGCCACAAGGTAAGATAAAGCGTCACCCAGAACCAAGCGGCAGGAACGTCGCCGACGCTGCCACGCAGGCCGCGAGCGTAGGTGATGAGTGCCTGCACCTCTTCGACTAGGTAGCCTTGCGGGGCCTTCTGGGGCGTCCTGAAGGGTGGTAGGGCAGGGAAGTCGACAATGCTCCCGTCGCTCTTCTGATACCGCTTCTTGGCGGCAAGTGTCCACATCGCGCAGAGTTGGGTTCTGTCCTTCTTCACGCTGTGCCGGCTGATCGCCCCAGATCGCCCCTTTCCCCGGCACCGTTCCTGAAGAAATCTGCTCACCACCAGGTCCTCGAAGTCGTCGAGCGTCGGCTCGTGGCCGAGGTGTCTGGCGAAAAGCCTGATTGAACTCTCATACAGTTCAATCGTGCGGTCGCTCAGCTGGTGCAAGGGGGCATATCTGTCATGCAAAAACTCTCTGATCGTCATGGCTCAGATCTCCTACGTCCTCCCCATCCCTGGGCGGTTTCCTATGAGCCCGTTCGGGCTCGGAACGTAGCAGATTAGTGAACCTTTGTACAGGAACCCCGTCCGTTACGTTTTTCTTCCACTAAAACCATAACGTCGGCACATCAGCCGAGTCAAATTCAGTATGGCGACAATAGACGGAATGATTACCGTGGCCGAGGCCTGCGAAATCGCTGGTTGTTCGCGGGAATACGTCTGTCGCTTACTGCGGAGAAAAGAGCTTGAAGGTCAGCAGTTGACTGCGAGAGTCTGGCTCGTGAAGAAATCGGACATACTGAAACTGAAAAAAACACTCAGCACAAGAGCCGGAAAACGCAAGGCGGTTTGACTTTTCTGTTGCTAGCGTTAGTTTTGAGGCATGACCACAATGGCAAGCCCAGACCAAGAATGGATCACCATCACGGAAGCCGTGGAGTTGTGTGGCTGCACGCCGGGATACCTGCGCCAACTGCTGCTGGCCGGCGACGGACGGGTTACGGGCTGGAAAGCAGGGGAGAGGGCGTGGCTGGTCAGCCGGGCCGACATCCTGGCCCTCAAAAAGAACCTGAGCACCCGCAGCAACCTCCGAAAATCTGAGCGGGGCAAGAAGGCGAAGCGGGCCAAAAAGCGAAAAGCCTAGTTTTTCCCGGGGAAAACGCCCCTAAAAAATTTTTCTAAAAAATTGCTCAACCCTGTTGACATGAACTAACGATAACGTTAGTATAAGGGCATGACGCAGCGAGGAGTTGCGAGACACTAACCGGAGGCAAAACGATGGCAACGCAGCAGCGAGCAAAAAAAGGCGGCGAGATTGGGAAGAACGGCGAACACTACGCTGGTGGCACCTTTCTTCCGAATACCACGCTCACGAAGATGGGCAAGAGCCGAGCAAACGGAAGCCGCCGACCACGCACAATCCTTGATCAAGTTTCCGGGCTGTGCGCCATCGACAGCGTATACGCCCCCACGTTCGCCAAGGTCACGGCAAGCGACGAGGCCATTCAATACTACGGTTTCACCCGTCAGCAGGTGCAGGACATCGTGGATCGCTTCAATGCCGGTGAGCGTTAATCGACCGCTTTACCACCCGCCCGGCGGCAACAGGGCCGCCGGGCAGCACCACAAGGAAAAGGAGACAGGAAAATGAAGACCTTCAAAAACACCAACTACACCAGCCGGAACTACGACTGCACAAATATCGTCGCCTGCGTTGCTGAGGTTGCCCCAGGAGACAACTGGCAACCAGCCGACGAGACGGTGCTTGCAGGACTTCAGCACCTTTGGACGGAGGGCGGCGTCCAGTTTTACGGCTACCTCTGAGACATCGACCAAAACTGACCATGTACGGGCCGTGCCGGCAGCCCAGGAAACCGCCGGCATCTTCACTAAATTGCCAGGGAGGGCAGAGCGATGACCATCGCAGTCTGGATTGAGATTTTTCTCGCTATCGCAAAGATTCTCGCAGCGGGAAATTGGGCTTGACGTAGTTCCGGCGTGTCAATTACCGTACTCACGCTGGACGCTAGGAGGCTCTTTTTTTTGACACTTGAAGTTCCGACACCGGAACCAAAAGCATTCGGGAAAATTATCTGTTGACGCAAAACCAAGGACGGGTAAATAAGCATTACGAGTAGTGGGCGCCCGTTCACCACTCACGAACTGGAACCGGCCGGCAGGACGCCAGCCAACAAGGAGGAAAAGAAATGGAACACGAAGAAATACAGCAAGAAATCAGGCACCTTGTCCGCGAAGGACACACAGACTTCCAGATCGCAAAACGGCTCGGAATCATCGAAGACGAGGTGAGAACGTGGAAGCGTTTTCACCCCGAGCACTACCTCCCCTCCCCCGAGGAGATCGCGAGCGAATGCCAAGACATTCAGGCCGAGTGGTCAGACCAAGAGCGGCGACGTCGCATGGTCGGCCAGGGCGAAAGGTGGACGCCAACCGTCGTACCCGAATCGGTGCTCACGTTGGTGACCAGCTCCGCGACTGGCTCCAGCGGGTTACGCGGGCGCATGCAGCGTTATGTCACGTAGTCAGGGTTTACGGAGCACCAGAGAAAGCCGGTGGCATGAGCAACGCAGGAAACATTTACGTCGAACGCGCAGCCGCAGGAGATCCAACGCTGCTGCATGACGCGCTCGGCGTCGCAATCGACACGCTCACCGACATTCGCACCGAGGTGGTCAACGAAATGGAATCGACCGAAGCGACCAGGGCAAAGCCCGGCAGTGCCGCCAAGGTCTTTGAGATGCAGCGTCGCGCACAGGCAGGCAAAAGCATCTTTAACAAGAGCGACAGACAAGTCAGCTAGGACGCTGACGCCAAGGAAGGCAGGGCCGGTTCGGTGGCGATGGATCGCCGCCGGCCGGGTTTCAAGGAGGAAACGTGCTCCATCTAAGCCGCAAGCAAAACGAGTCAATCGTCATTCCGGGCCGCAGTCTAGGCACGGTGCGTGACTGGCTCGACGACTCAATCGAGGTCGTCGTGCTGGAGATCGTCGGCGACAAGGTGAAGCTCGGAATTGACTGCCCAGATTCAGTCGACGTGTATCGCCATGAGGTGTGGCGAACCATCAGGAGAGAAGAAAAGGAGAAAAACCGTGGGATTCAAAAAAGCAACTAAAGCACAGGCAAAACTTCGGGCCGCAATCTTCGGGCCAAGTGGAGCGGGGAAGACGTACACCAGTATGCGAGTCGGTAAGGGGCTGGCCGGCGATGGCCGCATGGGCGTGATCGACAGCGAACGCATGACTGCCAGCAAGTACAGCGACCGTTTCGACTTCGACGTGCTTGAGCTCGATGACACCAGCGTCAACGGCTACATCGATGCTATCCAGATGGCAGCCGACGAAGGCTTTGCCGTGCTCATCATCGACAGCCTCAGCCACGCATGGCAACAGCTGCTCGACGAAATCGACAAACTTGCGAAGGCGAAGTATCGCGGCAACACATGGTCGGCCTGGAGCGAGGGAACACCACTACAGCGAAAACTGATAGACGCGATCCTACGGTTTCCCGGCCACATCATCGCCACGATGCGAAGCAAAACGGAATGGCAGACAACAAACGAGAACGGCAAGAGTCGCCCCGTGCGTGTTGGCCTGGCTCCCGAGCAAGGCAAAGGCGTGGAGTATGAGTTCGACCTGCTGATCGAAATCAGCACCGAGCACATCGCCAACGTCATCAAGGATCGCACTGGCAAGTTTCAGGACAAACTCATCGACAAGCCGGGCGAAGACTTCGGCCGCGAATTGGCAAAGTGGCTCGACGACGGCGTGCCGGCAGCAAAGCCGCCGCTGAAGTCAGGCGACGTCGAAGATGCCGCCAGCATCATGACCAAGGCGTCAAAGGCTATCGCCAAGGCGAAGAACGCCCAAGACATCGAGAAGCTCGCCACGGGCATCAAGCGGCGTCTGGCTGAAGGGGCTCTCACTCAAGATCAGGCAGGCGTCTTGCACGATCAGTTGCAGCTTCAGGAGCAGCTGATGGCAGAGGCCACGCAACAGGAGACCGTCGATGCAGCATGACCGAGCATTCACCAGCGAGAGGCTGTGGCGATGCCAGACCATCCTTGAACGGTGGACGGCTGGCGAGATTTCCGACGCAGAAGCTCTTGAGGCACTGCACGAACTAAGCAGAAACGACGCAATCGAACGGATCGGAGAAACGTACACACCGGAGGTACAAAGCGATGAGATGGGATGATTTCATTGACGACGACAACGACGGCCAGGTGGCGACGAAGGCACCCGAGGCCATTCTCACCGATGGCACCCATGTCGGGAAAATCGGTTGGGTTCAGATTCACGACAAGGACTGGGCGAGGCGGGACGACAACCTCACCGGCACATGCCTGACGGTTCGGGTGGACGTCTCGGGCTTCAAGTCGGTTTTCCAGTCCATCCCGTGCCACTGGCGGGGTGCTGTCGAGGAACTCTGTGCATCAGCCCGGGTGTCACCACCGCAGAAGGGCGAAGACTGGGACGAGACGCAGCTGATTGACTGCACCGTCAGCGTCGAGGTGCTGCGGGCCATCAGCAAGGCGGGCAACGAGTACGTCAAGGTGGTGCGTTTCAAACCGACGGCCCAAGGCAGCACACCCAAGCCGGCACGCAAGACGCCAGCCCAGAAGATCGACGTCGAGACTTCGGCACCATCGGACGACATCCCGTTTTAGCAAGGAAGAAGGAATGCAATCACCAAACGGACGTATCAACCAGCTTTGCGGCGGGCTCAGGCGTTGTGCCAACGAGATCGACGGACTCATCACCGAGATGATGCAAGAGCGGGAAAAGCTCACAAAGGAACTCGCACGGGTGACGAGAGACAAAGAGAGCCTGATTAAACGTCTTCACGAGTACGAGCCGCCCGTCTTTCCGATTGGCGTCAGTCATCGAGCACCACCGGAAAGTGACGGGTAACAGATGCCAAGCGGTCTAGTGGCCTAGTAACACCGCCGCCGCAGCAGGTTCAGTCTCCGTATGCCAACCCTGTGATGCGACCGCCGGCCCGGCGTCAAAGGGCAAATACACGAAGGAGCGTGATAAGTGAGCGACTACTACAGCACCAACACGGCAAGCCTGCCGCTTTTTGCCCAGCCACGGGCGAGGCGAAAAGACCCCCCGGCATCACATGCCGCTGCGGCGAAAGCGAAGTCTTTCCAAGCAGGACATGCGGCGAAAATCTTGGCGGCACTTGAACAAGGGCCGGCAGGGCAGAGCGAGATCGGCAGACGGGCAGGTCTGTTGCCGCACCAGGTCAACAAGCGGCTGAACGAAATGGCGAAGGCCGGCGTGATTGAACTTACTGGGCTGCTGTGTGAGAGCAGCAGCGGGGGCAAAGAGAGGCAGTGGAGACGGTGTGGGTAATGGGATTCCGCGCGTGGCGTTCACGTGCGGCAATGGTTTCTAAACGGGAGAAAAAAATGAGCGTCAATTTTCAAGGCTGTGCATTTCCGAGGCGAACTACAGCTGACGGTGCGGCTGAAGAAGGGTTCATAGTAATGAGCCACGTTAGGAAGTTGTACTGCAACGCTGCATATGAAGCTGTTCGCAGGGCGATCAAGAAAAGCTATGGGCGCGGTGCAAGGAAAGTGATGTGCCGGGCTTTTGTTGTCGAGCCGAAGAGGCTTGGCGGTACACCTAGGTACTACGTAAAGCAGGAAGACGCAGAACGTATCGCAGAAGAGCGAAAACGAGCTGTCGTTACGACTTCCAATTCAAGACAACCACGAAGCGGCGCGGCCTGTCGCCCGGCGGTAAAGCTGTGCGGACTAAAACAAGAAGACCCGTTGCTGGCTTTAGCAAAGTCCGTTCACGAAATGATTCTGCCGTATTGGGAACTCCTTGAGGATTACATTACGCGGCCAAATTCGTAAAGAGAGGCAGTGGAGGCGGTGTGGGTGATAGGTGGCGTGGAAACAGTAACAAACAAGGGCGACCAAATGACAACAGCAACTGACAGCATTACGATGATTCCGGTCTCTAAGTTGAGGCCGCACCCAAAGAACCCGCGCGTGGCTTTACGCCAGGACGTCGTGGATGCAATCGCGTCTGACTTGGCGGAGCGTGGCCACATGGAGGCCAGGCACGCAGTTACCGCCCGCGAGGTGGACGACGGCTACGAGATCATCAGCGGGCACCATCGACACGCTGCGGCTGAGACTGCCGGGCTTTACGAGGTGCCGTGCTGGGTCGTCGAGATGGACGACGACCAGGCTTACATGGCTCTGGCGACGAGCAATAACCAGGGCGAAATTTCGCCGTTGGAGATCGGCCTGCACGCCTTGCACCGTGGCAAGGGCGACAAGTGGGGCGGCCCGAAGGGCAAAAAGTACGCCGAGTTGGTCGGCCGCCACGAAAAGGAGATTTCTCACGCCAAGTCTGCGGCACAGGTTTACGAGTCTGTTGCTGAAGAAATCAAAGTTACATATGTAACTTTGAGGGCTGAAGGCAATGACAAGTGGCGGCACCTCGCTGCCGTGAAGCAGATAAAGGACAAGAAGCAGTGGGGCGAGGCAGTCGGCAGAGCGTTCGACGAAACGCTCACAGTCGAGCAATGCCAGCGTTTGGCGGATGGAGTAAACGCTGGGCAGCGAGTAAAGGAGGTCAAGGTATCGGAGTCGCTGTGCCACGTCGCCAACAACAGCGGCGACAACGAGTGGTACACGCCTGACGAGTACCTAGATGCGGCACGCCGCGTCATCGGCGAGTTTGACTTAGATCCGGCGTCAAACCCTGTCGCAAACGAGCGCGTGCGGGCTGCTGTTTTTTACACAGCCGAAGACGACGGGCTGGCCAAAGATTGGACCGGCGTCGTCTGGATGAACCCGCCATACGAGTCGTCGCTGGTGGACAAGTTTGCGAACAAACTTGCCAGAAGTTTTGAATCTGGCGAAGTAACAGCGGCAATCGTGCTTGTAAACAATGGCACAGAAACCAAGTGGTTTCAGTGTCTTGCCGGGAGGGCCTCTGCGATCTGCTTTCCAAAGGGCCGCGTCAAGTTCTGGCATCCTCGCAAGGAGGCGGTGCCGCTCCAAGGCCAAGCTGTTTTATACCTCGGTGGCGACACGGAAGCCTTTGTCGCCGAGTTCTCTGCGTTTGGCTTCTGCATGGAGGTATCAGAGTGAGAGCTTTTACTCCTGGCGGCATCCGTTGCCCTGAAGCGTACGCACAAGGGAAGATGCTCGACCATAGTTGGTGGGCCGGAAAGATGCGTGGAAGGATCACGCCAAGCGACATTGACATGGTCGTGGAATCGTACGGCTGCGTAATGTTTTGCGAGATCAGCCGCGATCACGATCGGCTTGAATTTCTTTCTAGAGGGCAATGCATTCTGCTGCGGTCGCTTGCAAAACTTAATGGATGCCATTGTGTCGCGCTTCTGCGGCACGGTTTGTTCTCTCGCACGAGGCCGATCGACACGGCTAACGACATCTTGTCTGCTACTGTCTATTTCGACGGTGGCACACGCGTTGTCACGCTTGAAAACGAAGAATGGAAATTGTTTGCAATCGATTGGACGTCTGACCCGAGCGGTGCTGTTGAGACCCATTTGCGGCCAAAGCTTGGCAATTAGAGGAGACCAAGAATGGCAGGTGAATGGCTACCAATCGACTGCAACCTAAGCACCAAGCCCGAGGTGCTGGAGTTGTGCGACATCTGTGACGTCGAGCCAGACGTTGTCGTGGGCCGCATGGTGCAGCTGTGGCTCTGGGCCGCCCTCAACGCCGACGCTGGCGTGGTGAAGATGACCCCCCAAAGAATGTGCAGGACGTTCGGTGGTGATGTTGATTTCTGGAATGCCGTCGCTGAGGTCGGCTGGTTGGAAATCGACACCGAGAGACGAACTATTGCCGTGCCAGGTTGGGAGGAACGCTTCAGCCAAGCGGCCAAGGAAAGGGCTCAAAAGGCGAAAAGAGCCCGAAAATACGAGGAAAACCACCCCGGGCGAAAGTCATCCGGCGCACATGCGCCGGAACATCCGGCGCACAAGCGCGGGAACTCCCGACGGTCGTGCGCCGCAGAGGATATAGAGGATATAAGAGAAGAAGATCCTCCTCCTCCTCCGCGTGAGAATTTTGAAGAGCTTCGGGCAGCGTGGAACGCTGGCCCGGGGAGGCCGTGGAAGATGCACACACCGCCCAAGGGCAGGGAAGGGGTGTTGGCAGACGCCGAGTGGCTCGGAATGGCTCTGGAGGCGATTCCGAGGCTTTCAGGGGCGAAGTATTTCTCAACCCCGGTGACGCTGGCCCAGTACATGGGCGAAGGGTTTGTTGAGAACCTCCTCGGCGGCACCTACGACGCACCAAAAAACACCCCGCCACGGGCGCACGCCACACGGGGGCATGAGGAGCGAGCCCCACCGCGACAATTCACGGGCGAAGACGCGGAGCGTCTGCGACTGACGAAGGCGAAACTACTGGAGCAGTGCAACACCTAGGGCCAGGAGGGCCAAAATGAAATTGAACCTGTTGACGGCAGAAAGCAAAGAAAAATTTCGGCAAATGTGGGAAGACGACGTGCCTGTCTCGGAGATGGCGAGGCATTTCGACTGTAGCCGCAACCACATTCGCAACCTGGCGAAGGAGTTCGGGCTTCCCAAAAGGGCGTGGCATTACGCCCCGTTCGTCGATCTTCCGGTTGAGGAAATCTATCGGCGTGCCGCTCTGATTCGGGCTGAGAACCTCAAGAAAAAGCAAAGCGAGGGCGGCGACAGGTGGAACGAAACCATTAGGCAGCGTGACACGTTCTCGTGGAACGGCAGAAACTTCAGCCGGTTTGTAGGTGCTCTCGTTCTCGTGCTGGTGGCTTGCGATGTCGCCGACGCTCGCCCAAGGAGGCGTAGCACAGGCAGCTTTGCGGCTGTTCCTGCGGGCCATAGTAACGCTAGCGCACAAGCGGTCGCCGACGCTTGTGCTGCTATGGGCCGGCTCGCTCACATTGGCGGCAACCCCGGCCCCGAAGGGCTGGGCATGGGGCCGACGCCTGAGTCTGCCTACCGCAACTGCTGCTTTGCGCATGCAGGCATACCGACGGTGGACGTTGGCTATGCACAAATGAAAAACGGTTTTTGGTGTTGTTGCCGGCGATACCGGCGTTGATTTCCCTGTTTCCCGAAAGGAACGAAATGAAGAAGGCGATTTTTCTTGTGGCGGGCTGTTTCGCTGTTTGTGCTGTGGGCGTTGCCCTGGCCGGTGCAGAGGCAGACCCGTCCTGCTGTCCTCAGATGCAGGTTGTGCAGAAGGGCTGCCACGGTGCGACGTTGCACATGCCAGCGGCGATTGAGCCGACACGGTGCCACGGGCGACGTGCCAGCCGCATCACGCTCGGTGAGCGTGTGTCTTACCGCTCTATGGCACGGCAGAACTTCCGAGCCACGCTA